ACAAATGTCAATGGCAACCCAGGACTTACACGCATTGATCTCTCTAATGAGATTGGTTCTAATACTCTACGCTTTGCTTACGCAAACGACGTACAGGTAACAACTGTTACAGGCAAGAACACCACTGCCTGCGCATTCATTGGTGATTCCAACCAAATTGGTTTTACTACCAACGCTGGATATGTCTATGCTGAAGATCCTTCAGTACTTGTAGAGAGTGGATATGTCACTACTGGTGATGTCCGATATGGAACACTTGAGCCAAAGAACTTTAAGTTCATTCGTGCTCGTGGTCTGTACTCTAATGGAAGTATGGATATTCAGACAGTAGATTCTGCTGGTAATTCCTATGATGTTATTACCTACAACTCTCTGAGCTCCCAACAGGAAGCTGCGACGCTTTCTCCTACAGGTTCTCAAGAAGTTCTTGCCTACAAGTTTATTCTACGGCGAAGCACGACAACTACTTCTACTGGTCCTACCTTTAAGGGATACCAGATTAAAGCTTTGCCTGCTACCAAACGTCAGCGACTTATTCAGTTCCCTGTGTGGTGCTTTGATGTCGAGACTGACCGATACGATGTAAAGACCGGCTACGAAGGACGCGCGTGGGAGCGACTTCAAACCCTCGAGGATATTGAGGCTGCTGGCGACATCATCACCTATCAAGACTTCACTACTGGAGAGCGTGTACAGGTTCTTATTGAGAAGGTTGACTTCGTGCGTAAGAGCCCTCCTAGTGGAAGATTCGATGGGTTCGGTGGAATCCTTAACATCATAGTTAGGACAGTCTTATGACACCAGCAGATTGGGCAGGAATTATTGTTTCCTGTATTACTATCGCTACTGCTTTTGTAGCAGCCGTAAGATGGCTTGTAAAGCACTACCTCAATGAACTTCGCCCCAATGGTGGCTCCTCCCTCAAAGATTCCGTTACACGACTTGAGATTCAAGTTCAAGAAATCATGCGGATACTCATGGAGGGGAAGTGACATGCCTACAGTAAATTTTCCTAACTGGATAGAACCGGTTTTCCCACACTTAGAAGATGAAGACCTTTACGACTTAGATGACGAGGATGATGAATGATTCCACTAGCACGTGTTGCACAGCCAGCTGCTATTGCTGTTCTCCGCCAAGCGACGGCGCTTCGTCCGAAGCGGAACAAGGCAACCGATGGTTTGCTACCCAGCAAAGCACACATCAAGCAAAACCCGAATTCAGACCATAACTCAGGCTTTGCCTGTGACTTAACGCACGACCCCAAGAATGGGATTGATTGCGTAGAGGCTTATCAGAAACTACAGGAGGATCCCCGTGTCAAATACCTCATCTTCCAAGGGCGCATCTGGTCGAAAGAAAAAGGCGACCGAGACTTCGAAGGTTACGCGCACCCGCACCACCTCCACATCTCAATCAAAGACAACAAAGGCAACGACACCTCGCCCTGGTTCCCTTGGCTCGGTGAGCCCAAGAAAGTCAACACAGTCAAAGCAGCCCTCAGCAAGAAGCCCAAAAAGAAAGGCTAGTATGAAAAAGATCGACGCTAAGCAAGTTCTCATGGCCATTACAGGATTCCTTGTGACCTGGCAGGCGACCAACTTCGAGTTGGACTATCGCGCCGTATTGTCTTCTGTGGTCGCATCCGGCCTAGCCGGTGCTGGTACCAAGAAGAAACCAGCCACCAAGTAGCCTTAAAAAGCCACAGGAGCCGATTACAGACACTATAGACCCCGGTTAGGTATGATTACCTAGTCGGGGTCTTTTTTTGTTTCTATACCCCGGATTTCGTAGCCTTCGGCTTTCAGTCCATTGATGAGTATCTGGGACATATAGTTACAGGACTCGGGTAGGGTATAGCCCCAGTTCTCCCATAGGACTTTCCCCAAGACCCGGAAGTCTTCGTATTGCATAGGTTCCTCCATGTGTGTATCCTAGCATAGCCACGAGAGTGGTGGGGCAGAAACTTCAATGACGGGCGACGGGCATAACCCAGAGCACAGCCTCCCGGAACCACCAAAAAATTTTTGGGGGGAGGGGGGGCATTTCTTAATTCAGGGCTCAGGGCATATCTTGTGATACAATTTCGCTATGAATATATTACCCATACACATGTCTTACTCGTCGCTAACTACGTATCTTGATTGTGGTTGGCGTTACTATCTTACAAAAGTCGAAAACAGGGAAGAGAAACATTCTTTGTGGTTGACTGCTGGCACCGCTGTCCACATCGCCACAGAGCAATGGGACAAGCATGGGACTGACCCAGAGCATCTATGGAACTTCGAATGGCGAAATGCTATGGAAGAAGATATCGCTATTCACGGAGATCCCTCAACGTGGGAGTCCAAAGCAAAGGAAGATGAAACCTTCTGGTTTGAAGAAGGCTTAGCTATGTTGGAACGTTGGGTTGAGTTCCGTAACAAGGGCTGGAAAATCTATAAAGACTTTATCGAAAAGACTTACGAGTTACCCGTCGGTAACTCTACTGTCAAGATGGCTATCGACCGAGTAATGGTTGACCCTGATGGCAAGACTGTCCTCCTGGACATCAAGACTGGGGCTGCTTCGCAGAAGCACCCGCTCCAACTTGCCGTCTATGCCTGGGCTTTGAAAAAGCAAGAGGGACTAACTGTGGACAAAGCGGGCTTTTGGGACGCTCGGACAGGGATACTTTCCTTGTGGGACTTAGATTATCTCCACGCAGAGCGTGTCGAAGAAGTCTTTTCTATGTTTGATATTGCCAGGAACTCTGGCGTGTTCCTTCCCAATTTTTCCGCTTGCGGTCGGTGCAGTGTGGTACGATACTGTAAATGGCTAAATGGAAAGGATGCCGTAGACAATGGCTGAAAACACATTTCAAGTAAGCAGTAAACTCCCTGATGGTCGTATCTTCGTAATTGGTGGAGATACATTCGAGAACTTTGCAAAGAACGTTGGCGCAATTATGGGCGCAGTTCCCGCAGAGGAATTGCTATCAACAATGGCTTCCTCTTTAGAGGGATCTTCTGCTGCTGTCGCAGCACCATCAGCACCAGCACCAACTGTTCCAAATGGATTCTCACCAGCACCTTCTGCTCCAGCTTCGAGTGGCAAGGTATGTAAGCATGGCGAAATGACCAAACGCACGGGTTCAGGTCCAAAAGGTCCTTGGAAGGCATTTATGTGTCCATCTCCAAAGGGGACTCCAGACCAATGCGAACCAGTCTGGATTCGACGTAATGATGCAGAATGGGCTACATTCTAGTCAATGCGTACGCTAACTCGTGCAGTTGGCAGTAAGGACATCGGAGGGGAACCACTCCCTCCGGTGTTTCGTACTTTTGAAGCCAACAAAATTGTCATTCGTCGAGCAGAGGTTTCGATGATTGCTGGCACTCCTGGTGCTGGTAAATCTACGTTAGCTCTTGCTATCGCGCTCAAAAGTAAAGTGCCAACACTTTATGTGAGTGCTGATACGAATGCTCATACTATGGCTATGCGATTGCTCTCTATGATTACTGGTAAGCCACAATCCGAAACGGAACAAATGCTTGCTGATAAAGTAGAAGAATCTCGTAAGACTATTAACGAGCATTCCAACCACGTGTTTTGGTCATTTGATTCAGCACCAACTCTTGCTGACATTGACCTAGAAGTGTCCGCGTTTGAGGAACTGTGGGGTTGCCCACCAGAACTGATAATCGTGGATAACTTGATGGACGTTGCGAACGATACCGGAGAAGAGTTCTCCGCTATGCGAACAACGATGAAAGAGTTGAAATACCTAGCTCGTGACACTAATGCTGCGGTCTTGGTACTTCATCATACGAAAGAATCGTACCAAGGAAATCCTTGCCAACCGCGATCTGCCCTTCAGGGTATGGTTGCTCAGTTGCCAGCGTTGATTTGTACGGTGGGTTCCAATGCCTCTGGATACATAGCAGTCGCACCTGTGAAGAACAGGTACGGCAAAGCGGATTCTTCAGGCGAGACGGCATTTTGGTTACAGTTCAATCCAGAGATTATGGAAGTCTCAGATATACCGGAGCGAACATAACTGTTATGCTGGAGGAACACAAGCGGTTTCCCCAACCGAGGAGTAGAAATGAAGTGGATTATCGCATTGTTGATGGGTTTTGTGACCTCTGTGGTGAGTTATCCTGCGGTTGCGCAGGCACCCAAGCTAAAACTTATCGAGGAGAAAGCGCCAAAAACTATGTCTCTGGCGCAACTCCAGCAATACGGAAAGAAACTAGCAAAACTAAAGATTAAGAAAGTTGGGTGGAGCCATAAAGAATGGCTCGCCCTTGTGGAATTGTGGACTCGAGAGTCACAGTGGAATCCCCACTCCAAGAATAAACGCTCATCAGCGTATGGAATTCCTCAGATACTTAAGATGCCTATCGGCACCCCAGTCGAAGAACAAATCGATCTTGGGATTAAATATATTATTCATAGATACAAAACGCCCACAAGGGCGCTCGCGTTCCACTCGCGTAATGGCTGGTACTAGTGTTACACTTATACCATGATAACACCATACGCAGTAACAGGAACAGAACGAGTTCGCTATACAGCGACAGTTCTCGCTAACTCTGCTACTGAGGCAGAAGCAAAGTTCTTAAACCTTATACGTTCTAAAGAACATAGTAAATACACCATGCTGGTATCTGGTATCCAGGTACAAATTAACGCAACCAAAGAAGAAGAATGAGCCAGAGTCGGAAACACCGAGGCTACCGCTCCCAAAAGGTAGTTGCTGAGTTCTTAGCTCAGAACGGATTTCCGTACGCTGAGAGTACTGGTGCCGGTCGTTCCGGTGCTGACATCACAGGCGTTGGCAAAATTGACTTTGAGGTAAAAGCGCGAAACGGATTTCAGGCAAAGGCCACACTAAGGCAGATGGCTGAAAGAGCGCAAGATGGCATCCTTCCGGTTGCCGTATTGCGACTGAACGGGCAGGGCGAGCAGTCCATTGGGGAGTGGGCTGCCGTCCTGCCTTTTTCTGTTTTAGTAGAGTTATTGCGAAAGGCTGGTTATGACAAGAAGGCGAGATAATCCTCCTATCAGTCCCATCCTTGAATACTACGGAGGGACAGTTCCCACACGTCGCGGTTGGGTAAAGATGCACTGTCCGTTCCATGATGACACCCATTCCTCTGCAACTGTTTCAGTTGATGAAGGCGCATTCTGTTGTTTCGCATGTCAAGTAAAGGGCAATGGGTATACAATTATCATGAAAAGAGAAGGAGTAGATTTTGTCAAAGCACTCGACATCGCACAGGGAATTCTTGACCAGAGCGGCGAAGTATTACCACAGCTCTCTTCCCGAGGCGGAAGATTATCTAAAGGAGCGGGGAATAAGTCTCGAGGTGGCTCGTACAGCACGCTTGGGCGTCGTCTTAGATCCTCTAACGGGTCATGAAGCCTATGAAAACAGACTTGCTATTCCGTATGTTACACGTTCGGGAATTGTTGATATCCGATTCCGGGCTATGGATTTACGAGAGCCAAAGTATCTCGGTCTTAACGGAGCAACGACACACTTGTACAACGTGGGAGCGTTCTTTCGCGCTAAATCATTCCTTGCCGTTTGCGAGGGTGAAATCGACACTATAACTCTTGCATACAACTGTGACATTCCAGCAGTGGGTGTACCGGGTGTGAACAACTGGAAGAAGCACTACTACAAGTTACTCGTAGACTTCGATAAAGTCTTTGTCTTTGCTGATGGAGACCAGGCTGGCAATGACTTCGCTAAGTCTCTTGCTAGAGAGCTAAGCAACGTCATCGTTGTCCACATGCCAGAGGGTGAAGATGTGAACTCTATGTATCTTAAGAATGGCAAAGAATACTTCATGGAAAAGATTGCGAGTTCTGACAACTAATGAAGAAGAAGTTTAATTGCGAATGTGGTTTTGGCACTGACAACATCTTCGAGTTGGGAGAACACCATTCAGAAGATGATATGGAAATTATGTGGATGGCTCGGTTATCCGAGCGGTATTCCTTCAATCTCTTTCCGTTCTTCGCAGAGATTTACAAGTGTATAGAAAACGGAAACTATGAGAAAGCTAAAATGTTTCTTCAAGCAACTGGCATGGCGTTCTTAGCTGCTATGAATGGTGACCTTGAAGAACTGGTGGACGAGGCAATAATCCAAGAAGAGGTTAGTGAAATAGACGAATCTCTCAAGAAGATACTAATGGAGAACAATGAAGGAAAGTGACGCATTCAAGAACTATTGGGACCAGAAACATAACTCTTACAAACAACAGAAGGAAGCAATCTATGAGTTGCTCGATATGAATACCGCCGGTCCATCGGACTTCGAGATTAATGCTTACGATGTTGTTGATGAATTGATCGACTTGCTTGTCAGCAAGCACAACGATTACGGACCAAAGAATATTGCTGAGTCACCTGGTGGTGCCATCAATGGTCTTCGTGTGCGTATGCACGATAAGTTAGCTCGTATCAATAACTTGTTTGACAACAACAAGCACACTGAACCAGAGCATGAAGCATTCGAGGATTCGTTTAAGGATATGGCGAACTACGCCATCATCGGGATTCTCGTATTAAGAGGGAAGTGGGAGTCATGAGGAAACTTCGTATCAGGATGTTTGGACCCTATGAGGGTTCCGACCAGAATGGCGGTCGCCCAATCTATGTCTTTAAGAAGAAGAAGAACGGGAAGACTGTTACCACATCAAGCAATAAGGCACGCGTTGAGTACAAAGAACGTACTGGTAAGAAGCTTCGCCGTGACCAGGAAGTTGACCACAAAGATAACAAGGGTCGTGCTGGTAGCGATGGGTCGAAGAATCTGCAAGTCATCAGCAAGAAAAAGAATGTTGCCAAAGAGAACAAGCGTCGCGCTAAGAAAGTGGTAAAAAAGAAACCATGAAGCGAATCATCGTATTGAGTGATATTCAATCCCCTTACCATGATGTCAAGGCCACTAAAGCGGTAACGCAATTCGTAAAAGACTATGAACCTGATGAGTTGTTCTGCGTAGGAGATGAGGCAGACAGTCCTGAGCCTTCACGCTGGAACAAAGGAAGAGCAGAAGAGTATGCAAAAACTCTACAAAAAGGTCTCGACATTACGTCGGCGCTTATGGAGGATTTTAAGAAAGCCCTGGGGGATAAGCCTTTCCATACCATGCGCAGTAATCACGGAGACCGAATCAAAAACTACATCAGCAAGTACGCCCCCGCTCTTGCATCTCTACGCGCACTTGAATACGAAACCCTCCTCCGATACAAGGAGTTGGATATTACATACCATGATCGAATATGGAAATTCGCTCGCGGTTGGGCTCTCGCTCACGGAGATGAAGGCAACCTGCTCCAAACTTCAGGCGGAACTGCTCTCTCGCTTGCCAAAAGAATCGGGCTTTCGGTTGTATGTGGACATACCCACCGCCAAGGGATTCAGCATTTTCACGTCGGTGTCAACGGGAATGTGGGTAATCGACTTTTCGGAGTCGAAGTCGGTCATCTCATGGATATGAAAAAGACTGGTTATCTACCAACTGGTTCTGCCAACTGGCAAGCTGGAGTAGCCGTCTTGTACATATTCCCTACACACGTAGTACCTGTACTTGTCCCAATTATCGGTAACTCATTTACTGTTGAGGGGCAAACTTACAAATGGTAATCGAGTCATACGTGAACCTCGTGAATTCTTTATCGTATGAGTTCTCACGAAAGTTTCGTATGGTTGAGGTTGATGATATTCGGCAAGAGATGTGGTTGTGGTTCGTAGAACACCCGAACAAAGTGAAGTATTGGGAAGAGAATTATGACAACAAGGAATGTACGAAACTGATTGCTCGCTCGTTACGCAACGCAGCCAAAGACTTCTGCCAACGTGAAAAGGCCGTGAAGCTTGGGTATCGTGTGGAAGATTTATATTACTACGATAGAGAACTTATCGAGTTGCTATTGCCAGCAACATTGACTGGTGAACTTACCGCTCCGGCGCTTGCCGACCTGGGATACACGAAGAACAAAACTGTTCTGAGTGAGGGAAACAACTGGCTCACGATGTGTTCAGACATTGAGGCAGCCTTCGAGTCCCTCCAAAAAGACCAACAAAATATCCTTTTTTTGAGGTATGCGAATGGTCTTGAACCCGTCCAATTGTCACATGAGTTATCGATCTCGGTTGATGCTGTGCGTATGAGAATCAATCGGGCTATGAAGACTTTGCTAACATTACTTGGTGGCGATAAGCCGAAACGAGAAAGAGATTACAGGAGAAACCATGAGCATGACACCGACACCAGCGATGGAGAGTTCAATCAAGATTCTCTCGAAAGCGGTAGAAGACAAGAAGATTAGCAATCCCGAAACACTTAAGGCAGCGAGTGATGTACTTGCAGCGATTGAGTATCTCTCGAATGCGCTATACGTGATAGGTAAAAGTTTCGACCAATTCGCTAACACAGTAATTTCTACGGGCATCTATGGGTCTCCCCCTCCCGAAGAACAACCTAGCAGCGATGAGTAGACCAAGCCCAACACAAACTTTTGCGCGGGCATAAAAAAAGGCTCTCGCGCGCACGCGCACACACGCGTACGTACGAGAGCCTCTCGCGTTATTGTTCTCTCACGAACAATTCTTTACGACCACCAGACTTTCACGCTAGGAGAAACTACCTCTTGGTGTAAGTC